ACAATGCAATATGAGCACTTGGGAAGAGCTAGATCAGGATGAGAAAGTCGAAGTGCTCTATGATGTTGCCAGAGAGCTAGAAAAAACCTACAAATGGAAGATTAGAATCAAATGAAAGTTAACCAAGACGCATACGCGCAAATATTNGCTCATNTNCTNGAGCACGAAGCNTCAGCNCATGAGTTAGCTGATGTCGCAGGTCTACACAGCGTCACAGTACAGTCTCTGATGCGGTGTCTACGCGAGCACAAAGTCGTATACGTGTACGCATGGGACAAGGATACCAAAGGCAGGGAAACTACGCCGATATACAAACTAGGGAAGGGAAAAGATAAGCCAAGAAAGTCGTTATCAGCCGCAGAACGAGCTGCTAGGTATCGTGATAAACAAAAAGCAATTAATCAAAATAGCTTATGGCGAAAAAGACAAGTGGAGCAAATTAATGAGTGATATAATTTTCATACTATCCGGAGTATGCTTCGGGGTAGCAAGTACTATTATTATTTTAACTACTATTTTTTATATATGGAGTAATAAAGATGACTGATGCCGAATTGAAATCAATCCTGGATCGAGGCGGTATACCTTCAATACTATACGAAGGTGAGCACTCCGAATCAAACATGAAAACCTTCAGAAAGCTCGCAGAGGCGTTTAAAGACTACTATGACCTACAGGACTACAACCAGCGGGAGAAAATCGCTTCTAGGGTGCTCTAATCGGGTTTAATCGGGTGTTTATTCGGGAGCTAAGATGCGCTGTGCAGCTTGTGACGTAGCATTGACTGATTATGAGTCAACAAGAAAGTCATTGATAACAAATCAGTATTATGATTTATGTAACAATTGCTTTAAGACAATCAAAGATGATTTAACGTACAAAGATAGGATCGATTTAGCAACAGCTAACGATATGTACGAGACGGATGGTAATGATGAAAATGATAACTATGATGAATTGGACTACTAAGTAGTAAACAATATAGTTAATTATAATAATAATTAATATTATAGTTTAACTATGTTGTTTACTATGTAGTAGAGGGTATCACACGAGGAAAATTATGTCAACATTAAAAGTATTGGATCTTTTTAGCGGTATTGGTGGGTTTAGTTTAGGTCTAGAACGCACTGGTGGTTTTGAGACAGTAGCGTTTTGCGAAGTAGACAAAAAGTGTCATAAAGTATTGAAAAAACATTGGGCTAATGTGCCTATTTTTGATGATGTTAAAACATTGAAGGGAAATGATCTTGAAACAATCGACGTTATTTGCGGAGGATTTCCCTGCCAAGACATCAGCCTCGCGGGAAGAGGCGCAGGACTTGAAGGTGAGCGATCAGGACTCTGGTGGGAGTTCCACAGACTCATCAAAGAAATCAAACCGAAGTGGGTCATCGCAGAAAATGTTGCAGCCCTTCGATCTAGAGGATTGGATCAAGTGCTCAGGTCGCTCTCTGAGATCGGGTATGATGCAGAATGGCACTGTATATCCGCTGCCGCCGTTGGCGCACATCATCAAAGGGACAGAGTATGGATTATTGCCTACCCCAGTAAGCAGCGATGCGACGACAGGGGCGATAATAGGGAAGGACGACACATTTTATGTAACGAAGTCGGGGATGCCGCGCAAGATCAACAGAAACGGAAAGAACGGAAGTGTAGGTCTTGCACGACTTGTACAAATGACTCCTGCAAACTTTTGGCCAACGCCGAGCAGTCGCGACCACAAGGGAGGCTATATAGGTGGACGCATGAGGAACGGCAAAGTGAGCTGGGATACCTTGGACGTTGCAGTACAGTGGACGGACAACCAATCGAAAACCAATGGAGTACTGAACCCGCAGTGGGTCGAGTGGCTCATGGGGTTTCCGGAAGGGTGGACAGACTTAAACAACTAGGTAATGCTGTTGTGCCGCAAATACCAGAGTTAATAGGAAGGGCTATTCTGAATGGCTAGTAAATTTTTAAAGCACATAGAATGTGAGAAATGTGGGTCAAGTGATGGTAATTCGCTGTACGATGATGGGCATGAGTATTGTCATGTCTGTCACGCATATACGCGAGGAGATAGTGATGTCGAAAGTACAACCAAGGAACCTAAGAAAATGTTAAACATACCAAACAAGTCTACGGACTATCGGCAGATCAGTGATAGAAACATTGTTACTGATACCTGTAGGTTTTATAACGTCACACAGAATGAAACTCAAGAGTTACATTATTATCCATTTGCTAATAGTAGTGGTGAGATAGTAGCAGCTAAGGTACGCAAGGTCGCAGATAAGCAGTTTAGCGTTATGGGTGAGTGGAGAGAAGCTACACTATTCGGACAGCAGTTATTCCCGAAGGGCGGTAAGACTGTCACCATTCACGAAGGTGAGCTAGACGCACTAGCAGGTTTTCAAATGAGTGGCAGCAAGTACGCGCACGTATCTGTACGTAACGGTGCTCAAGCAGCGTTAAAAGACGTTAAATCGTCCTATGAATGGTTAGATAGCTTTGAGACTATTGTTATTGATTTTGACAGTGATGAACCTGGAAGGAAGGCTGCCGAGGAAGTTGCTGAAGTATTCGGTAGCAAATGCAAGATACTAAAGCATAAGGATGGGTTTAAGGATGCGTGTGACTACCTAAAAGTCAATGCAGGTGCTCAGTATATCAAGGATTGGTGGGCAGCAGAGCAATGGACTCCGGATGGCATCATTGCAGGTTCTACGCTGTGGGAAGAGGTTAACAGACCGATTGAGAAGTCATCTGCTTTGTACCCTTGGAAAGGCGTTAATGAGCTAACCTATGGCATTCGACCTGCCGAGCTGATCACTGTCTGTGCTGGATCAGGTTTAGGTAAATCGCAGTTCCTACGCGAGATACTGTGGCACTTGATTGAGACTACACAAGGCAATATAGGCTTGATGTTCATGGAAGAAAGTGTACGCAAAACAGCACGATCTATCATGTCGTTATACTTGAACAAACCCTTACATTTACCTGACACTATTGTGTCACCAGAGGAGATAAAAGATGCCTTTGATCGTACACTTGCAACAGATCGCTTGTTTTTTTGGGATAACTTCGGCAGTACTGACATTGATAATGTTGTTAACAGAATACGGTACTTCGCAAAAGCTGCTGACTGCAAATACATTTTCCTTGATCATATCAGCATGGTTGTTAGTGCTCAGTCTAATGGCGATGAGCGTAAAGCAATTGATGAGTTAATGACTAAGCTGAGGATGTTAGTACAAGAGACGCAGGTTAGCTTAATCGCGGTATCGCACTTGAAACGTCCAGACAGCAAAGGGCATGAAGAGGGAGCAGCTACGTCATTGTCTCAGCTACGTGGATCTGGAGCTATTGCACAACTCTCTGACATTGTGATAGGCTTAGTACGTAATGCACAAGCAGAGGATGAGCTAGAGCGCAACACTACTCGCGTGTCTGTGTTAAAGAATCGTTTTAGCGGTATGACTAGCCCACACTGTGCTTCCTTACTTTATAGTAAGGATACTGGACGTATGTTAGAAGTTAAAGAGGATTTATGAGATACGAAGTCTACGATGAAGAAGGTAAACTATTTCGTAAGTTTTGGGATCGCTTTGAGGCAGAGAAGTTTCTACAGAAAGATTGGAAGCTAGTGACTAAAGCTAAAAAAAAGAAAGTTAAACCTACACCTGAGTTATATGGAGAAGCATTGATATGAATAACGATGATGAAGTTAAACAATTTGAAGCGTGGTGGGATCAAGATTGCGATACAAGTGAAAACCCATATTCACAACATTCAATGATGTATTGGGCATGGGAAGCGTGGAAAGCTGGTCGCATGGAAGAGCGCGAGGCGTGTGCGAAGGTGTGTGATGCTTACGATGTGGCAGAAGATGTAAACAGTTCCGATACTGCTGAAGGTATTGCTATAGCTATCCGCGCAAGGGGGCAGTAATGTTACCTGCTGATCCAATAACAATAGCTTATCTATTTCGATGGGTTTGTAAAAAACTGCGCATAAGGGGGCAACATGACTGACGAACAGTTTAAACAATGGAAAGAGTGGTACTTGTCGCCGCCGATTAATTACCAAGAAGTTTACGGTGATGCTTTTGTTTGGACGGAGCAAGAACGGCACTTAATGGTTTTGTTAAAGCTAAACAAAGAAGCCGAACAGAACGGGGAGGACTTATGACTGACACAGACATACATAGTTGTGGGTACTACTGCGACCGACCTCTTTGCATTGTAGCGCAGAGGAATGAACTGCGAGATAAGTTGTTTGAAGGACAGGCGGTAAAGACGTATTCAGGTGGCAAGCCGAACTATACGCAGCCGATAGAGAAAGAATGGGTAGGGCTGACGGATGAGGAAAGAATTGAAGTCCTGCATTCAGGCGATAAAGAAGGGTATCTTGAATATGCCAAAGGCATCGAAACCAAGCTAAAGGAAAAAAATTGTGGGTGATCCAATAATTGACAAATCAATGGCTAAACGTATTGCTACGCAGCTAGGATGGGAGCCGAAGCGTGAATGGATAGGTTTAACCGTAGAAGAGAAGAAAACTATTTATAAAGAAGCAGACGCAGGAGAATGGATCGATGAAGATCTGATTAATGCTGTAGAAGCCAAGCTAAAGGAGAAGAACACATGACTGACCAAGGAAAAATAATCTACGACATTCTTTGTTCAGAGGAACAGCCACCGGAAGGACAGCATTGGGAAGGGTTTGTAACAAACAAAATTGTCGTAGCACTAGCGCAGCCTGAGCCTGAGCCAGTAGCGTGGTGGCATGACAGGGGAGACGTTGTTGATTTGAATGTATCTGGTCACGGCACACCACTTTACACCGCCCCACCAAAGAAAGAATGGGTTGGGCTGACGGATAAAGAGATTGAAGACTGCTTAGAAATGAGTATTCAAGGAACGTGCCGCGCCATCGAAGCCAAGCTAAAGGAGAAGAACACATGACTGAACTAGAAAAAGCAGTAAAGTCTTTCTTTGAAGACTACCTAGACGTTATAGAAGAATCTGATTCAGGTAGACTGTTTAATCCTATCTATATTAGTTGTGGCAGAGCATTAAAGATAGAACCACTAGGAGAGCTTTTGTTAGAGATGCGTAGACTGTCTGGAGCTAGGCCATACAAATGAATTACTTTATTATTGTTATATTTTTTTGTATTTCATTTGCTCTTGGTTATGAGACCAGAACACTGGTAGAGCTTACAGAAAGAGTTGTATATACTCCTACTAATTTCTGCCAAGATACAGATACGCATGAAGCATTCTATTCATTTAAAGACGATACAGATTATTGCTTTTTACGTGGTAAACAGTATCCACACCGACTAAAAGGCGGTATAATAGTAATGCCATGAAAATCATCCTAGACATCGAGACAAATTTAGATCATGACAAGATCTGGTGTTGTGTCACTAAAAATATTGACACTGGAGAAGTCAAGATATGGAAGGACTCACATGGAATATCTGCTTATCTTTCTAATTGCAGTCTTATTATTGGACATAATTTAGTAGCGTTTGATGCCCCTATATTAAATCGTGTTTGGGAAACTAAGATCAAGTTATCGCAGTGCTTTGATACGCTATTGATGTCTAGAATGATCGATCCTAGTCGTGACGGTGGACACAGTTTAGCAGCATGGGGTTTATCTATGGGCTATCCTAAGATTGACTTTGAAGACTTTGATGGTGGTTTGACAGATGAGATGATTGACTACTGCATCCAAGATGTTAATCTTACGCATAAAGTATATAAACAACTTGTTCAGGATATTGCTAAGTTCGCGTTTCGTGAACAAACCATAGAAATTGAACACAAGGTTCAGGCTATTGTTGCCGAACAAGAAAGGAATGGTTTTAAGCTTGACCTACCTTACGCACAAACGATTCTCGCTGAAATCAAGACCGAAATGGCACAGATTAAGGAAGACTTACAAGCTATCTTTCCTCCAATCGTTACCGAGCGCATATCGGAGAAAACTGGTAAAAGATTGCAAGATCACGTTGAGGAATTCAATGTTGGTTCTCGACAGCAGATTGCTTCGCGGCTTATTTCAAAGGGATGGGTTCCTAAGAAAAAAACAGAGAAAGGGCAAGTTGTGGTTGATGAAGCTATTCTTGATAGCTTGGAAATACCAGAGGCAAAACCGATTGCTCGATACCTACTCCTTCAGAAACGAGCATCACAGTTAGATAGTTGGTTAGAGCACGTTAAACAAGATGAAAGAGTACATGGAAAAGTTATTACTTTTGGTGCTATTACTGGGAGAGCTACCCATCATGGTCCTAATATGGCTCAAGTTCCAGCAGTTCGAGCTGCTTTCGGTAAAGAGCTACGATCTTGTTGGACAGTGGATCGCGGCAACGTGCTTGTTGGCACTGATCTGTCTGGCATTGAACTTCGGTGCTTTGCTCATTACCTTAATGATGAGGATTATATAAATGAAGTTATCAACGGCGATGTCCACACGAGAAATCAAAAAGCATTTGGGGTTGAAACACGAGATCTCGCTAAGACAGTACTTTATGCCACTCTCTACGGTGCTTCCGCTTCCAAAGTTGGAGCGATTGTGGGTGTTAGTACCAAAGAAGGGGAACGTATTATTGCTAATTTCCAGCAAGCCGTACCTGCCTATCGTCGCCTCAAAGAGAAAGTGGAGCGTTTTGCTGAGAAAGGGGCGTTACCTGGGCTTGGGGGTTATCGACTTCAAGTTAGGTCATCTCATGCCGCACTCAACACGCTATTACAAGGGGCGGGAGCTGTTATTAGCAAAGTATGGCTTATTCAAATCAGCAAGAATTTAAAAGCAGCAAAGATTCCGTACAAGCAGGTAGCATGGGTTCACGACGAGGTTCAGATCGAGACTTCTGCAAAGTATGGAGAAGAGGTAGGAAAGCTTGTTGTCTTAGCTGCTAACGAAGCAGGTAAGATCCTAGAATTTCGTTGTCCAGTGGATGCGGAATACAAGATTGGTAATAATTGGAGCGACTGTCATTGAGTTAATGGAAAACACTTGACAATTCCATTAATATATGGTATAATTATGGTATCTTTTGGAGGATAAGATGCCTAAAATGAAGCGTAGCAAAGAACAAATAGATTTAGATATAAAAGAACAACATAAAACATGTTGTGTTTGTAATGTAAGAAAACCATTTGATCTTTTCTTTAATTTTAAAAATCAAATTGACGGTAAATCTTATAGATGCAAAGAATGTGATAATATTGCTAAAAAAGCATGGTCTAAGAATAATCCAGAAAAAGCTTATTCTTCTATGCGACAAAACAATTTAAAAACCAAATACAAAGTAGATTTAGATTGGTATGAAAAGCAATTTAAAAAACAAGATTTTAAATGTGCTATTTGTGAAACAAAAGAAAACATAGTAGTTGGTAGTAAAAATGCACTAAATTTTGCAGTAGATCATGACCATGAAACAGGAAAAGTCAGAGGTTTATTGTGTAATCAGTGCAATAGGGCTTTGGGGATGTTTAAAGATAATTTAGATGTTCTCAAAAAAGCAATAAGCTATTTAAAGAAGCACAAGTAGCAGATTGCCATTAATTAAAAAGTATGGTATAATATAGGTATTAAATGACACCTCGGAAAGACGAGGAAAAACGATTTGCTACCGGCGATGTGGTGAGACACATAGTCCGACAAGGAAAAGATTTCGGTTTGAATCCGAACGGTAGTTCCACTAAATTGCACTAAATTGGAGATAGTTATGAGCACAGGTAAATCAATCGCAATACAGGCAGACATCTTTTGGGCTTGCACACAGCATCCTAATCCTTCTGCCGACAAAGAGCAGTACACCGTCAATCTGTCTAATCTTTCGGATAAAGCAGCAAAAGCACTGGAAGAGATGGGCATCGCAGTTCGTTCAGACTCTGTTAAGCGTCCTGACGAAGGCAAGTACATCACCTGCAAGAGCAATTATAAAATAGACGCATTTAATGCGGAAGGGGATACTATTCCCGCTGATATTAAGATTGCTAACGGCAGCAAGGCTAATGCCATTGTTTCTTTCTACGAGTGGAACTATCGTGGTAAGAAAGGTGTTTCTCCTTCGTTGAAGAAGCTTACGATCACTGATCTGATTGAGTACAATGCAAACAAAGTAGACGAGTTTGCGGACGAGGTACTCTAATGCGTGTTCTCATCGATGGTGACATTATTGGGTATCGTGTGGGTTTTTCTTCTGAAGATGAAAATGAGAAAATCGCTTTATCAAGAACTGCCACCTTCGTTGAGACAATGCTATGG